GCCCAAAAGATACCGGGGGTCATTTCCACTCCCCTGAGAGGCTACCCCGACCCGACAGGAGAGGGAGGGGCAGTCTCAGATGGCCGCCTGTGGTGGGCGGTCTACGGCCATGCTAGCACGGTTCAGGGAGGGGGAAGTCTGTACGGGTGTTCGATTTTCGCCTAATTCCTACTGTACTGGTATGTCAACACCTGCGAGTAACTTACGCCACGGACGCGAGTCCCCTGCGACGTTCCCCACTCCCCGGTAGGCTGAGCGCATGCCCAAGCAGACAGGAAACGCTCAGCAGAGTTGACCAATGTATTTACCGATATGCCAGAGGATTTTCTGATGTGTCGGGACTTTGGTCATTCATGGAAACCCTACACAGCCGTCTATATTCCACAGCGCAAACACTATTTGGAAACTCTTTTGTGTGTTCGGTGCAAGTCAGCCCGACGTCGGTTGTTGGACCGTACAGGCAGCCAACTCGGCTCTGCCTACACGTACAATGAGGGTTATCAGGTCAAGGGCCTAGGACGGCTGTCCGGCCATGACAAGGACGCTGTACGACTCGCCTCGCTCAATGTGATTCTGAAATCTATGGGCGACTAATTATAAAGGGTGCTACCTAATTTAATCCAAGCAAGTTATAAATGCATAACCAGACGTTTGTATACTGGTTACTTCCTTGATTAATAAGAGGTACAGTCCGTACAAGTCGGACCACCCACAAATCTACGGACGGCGACGAATCGCAGGGCCTCGCCAGTCAAAAAGAATCAGCATAATCCCAATCACGATCAGCACGATTCCGATAGGCAGGCTGATTGCGAGTAGGTTCAGCACGGCCAGAATCCCAATTCCGATCAGCAGAATTCCAATGATGCCCAGCACTGTCATTGTTGACCCTTCCTCTGCATCACTATCGTAATGTTGTACCCACGTAGCACGGCAACGAGAACCACTAATGGCACGGGCACCACCAGTAGGGCTATGACTATTTCTTGTCCGCGTGTCATCGTTTGTACAATCCGAGAAATGCGTTACGTGCCTGTGGTGTCCCGAATGTCATTCGCCCTCGGGCAAAGCCTGTGCGGAATGACTGAATGACTTTATCCGTGTATAGGACGAGTGCTTTGTTTTCGTCCATCCTGTCGGGTAGTAGTGTCCAGAATATTTCTTGTTTTGGCCGTTTGGTTTGGACGTGGAATGATGGTCCGTTGAGGTCAATCCATATACTGAACGTGCCGTTTTTGGTTTCCAGCGTGCAATAGTATTTGTGCTCTGGCCTTTTGCGAGCGATCATTGTGTCGTCGTTGTCGCCGAATGTTGAGCCGACAGAATAGTCCGCATACTCACTACCGGATATGAACTGTCCAAAACGGGTTTCGTATACACCTTTGGCGAATTCCTCTGAGCGAGGAAAGTGGGCACACATATATCCGTCGCGTGTGACGATCCATTCCGTATCCTTGTTTGGCCGTATATCGTATTCGATGAAATATGGATTCATCACACTGATTGAGTTGGCTAGGAAAAATACCCTAGTTTTGTCTTTCCATCGATCCACTGTAGAATAGAAATCATTAAACGCTCTAGCCTCGTTTGGCAGATAATGAACCATTCCTCTTTCAATGATGAATTCGTCATAGATAATGGTTTTGACGTTCGGATAGGAAACGGATTTCTTTTGCTGAGCCTGTGAGAGCGCGATCCCCCATCCCATCACCTCCCATTCCGGCTTACGGGGATTACGGGAGCGTGAGACTTCCAGAGTTGAGCCTGTGACACGAAACACCACATCAGGAAACTCGGATTTCATATCTGCGAACAATGATGGTAACGCAGATTTCAACTCTGTACCATACCGACGCAAATAAATGAACTGGTCCCCACGATGGATATAGTCCCGAATGGCTTTACGCTTTGCACCATAAGTTTTGCCAACACCTCGCGCACCAACAATAAAGTTGAATACGGCATTGCGTGACAGTACCGCGCTATATGTGTAGTAGTTGAGTCGTGGCTTATCGGGGAGCCGGGATACGTTGCTCATTATCACATATCTCTCTCAACAACTCATTGAGTGTTTTCAATGTGCCGTCAGGACGATATACCTTGATTTTGAGCCGTAGACATTCACCAACAGTTTGAGTGTAAACATAGTGTTTACCCTGATATGCGTTATACATAGCGTCGCACCATAATTGAGCCTCCGTTGGTTGTTGCATAGTCTATCTCACCTGAGTGCGACTGCAAGTCAGGACCGTTGTCCGGTCCCCCGTGAGACTGAATTTGGTTCGACCCCACATACATAGCGCAATGATCGTAGGTTGACGGGCTTGTCTCCGACCATCGGTAGAATACGACATCACCCACTACTAATGACGTTTCGGCTTTGGCAACCGTGGGGTCAGTGGTGATGAGCGTCCCGTGTTTGATTTGGTCACCCGTCCATGTGCCAATGAAAATATTCGCTACCTGCTCATAACAGTAATACATTAAACCTGAGCAGTCCGTATATCCGTTAGTGTCAGGCTGCAGACGGGTCGCACCTTGACTGTACGCATACTGGTTTTGATGATCTACCATCCACTGAGCCAACAGCGCTTGCACTCCTGAGGGTGGTGTCCCGTCAGGTGGCACAGGAGGTGCGCTCCCCATCGTCTGATCGACCTGTGGGACCCATCTGCCTGCCGTTGCCGGGACGCACAGGAGCGTATGACCGTCCTTGTAGTGGACGACGAGTTGGTCCCCTCGCACACTGATCCGATTTAGGTTGGTGCTCGGACGAGTGGACGACGGGTTTCCTCCCGTGTGCGGGTCCGGTGTGCTCACACCCGTGCCGACACCCGACGTATCGTGAGTGGTGATGATCGTGTATGCCGTTTGGTATCGGGTTTTATATCGTCCAAGCACGGGACTGTTGAGGCAGTAGGAATAGAGCCTGTCTATCCCCGACTGTGGTCCCGCATTGGCAAGGACTTTAAGAGCCTCACGCGGCGACTGATTATACATGTTACAGAAAAACAATACCGCGTCCGTGTTGGTATCAGAGTTCATTCCCTGACCAACAGCCGTAACCCTGTATGCCTCAAGGTCAATACTTGCTTGGTCGTCCTGAATGGAAACGTTCACCACCAGCACGGGTTTGATCGACTTACCCTCAGCCGTATTCAAATAACGAGTTGTCCAATACACATCAGTGTCGGCATGGTCAGCCAACGATGCTAACAGCGAGTCCTCAATCCCCACCCATGACGATGAGTTTTCGGTTTTCATGCGATTAAGGATTTGTGCTGCCCGTGTCCCGAACCACTGAAAGAATCCAACAGTTATAGGGTCCGTAGGGTTAAGCGCATCATAACGCATGGATGACTCAACCTGACCGATTGCCTTAAGACCAACGGCGACAGCGGTAGAGTCCCACATTTCATATCAGCGCACGAGGTAGTCAAACTCATATGTGACCCCAGCCTGTGACGCTGCGGGCGCTGCGGATGACCCCACCGTAAACGAGCCCGTGCCCGTGATGGATGGGTACAGCCCGAGAGCCTGAGTCGCCGCATTCTTGGCAATAAGCGTCACCACAGGTGCCACCACATAAGCGGCTGAGTACGTCACCACCACCTGCATCCCTGCCGATGGTCCCGTGCCCGAACCGAACTTCACATTACCCGCATTGTTCCGTGACGCCAGTGTCACTGTTGGTGCCGGGGGTACTGCACCATTCTGAGCCCCGGCAACCACTGTGGTGGCCCCTACCGGAACACCGATCGGTGGCTCATACTGAGCCGTGTTCGACTGGTCATTGACAAAACCACCAGCGAATGCCCCTGATGCGTCACAACCGATATAACGAGCACGTAGTCCTGTGCTGCGAGTGAGGAAACCATAGTTGGGTTTGTTCGCCTGAGTGCCCGCATCCGAGAAACACGAAATGAGCCTGCCATCAGGGCATTGCATATCAAAATTCTGATAGGTGGCTGTGGCTTGCTGCGAGTTACCCTCAGCGGTACAACCAATGGCACGAGGGGTGACCGCTGCGGGATCGAAATAGAATCCTGTCTGCATATTGAAATCTGCGGAGCAGGTCTTGAACTTGATCCGCGTTCCTTGGTTGGTGAACCCAAACCTCAGGTTGCCCTCAGCATCACAGGCTACAGCCTTAAGGCCAACGGTTGTTGAGTCAAACAGGAACCCGTCAAGATAATTGTTCAGAGCAGTACAGGACTTGACGCGAATCTTGTTTGTGGCACCCGCAAATGTGAACCCTGAAACCTTAGTGGTCCCATTACCATTACCGTCAGCAAGACAGCAGTCAATGATTCCTGTGATGCGCTGTCCGTTGGATGAGGCGAGGAACCCGCTGCCGATATTGCCCGTTGCGGTGACACCGAGAATAAGAATATCGTCAACATTGTTGGCGCTACCAGCATTGGGCTCAATGTCAATACCAGCACCGGGACCTGTCCACTTTGTCACACCCGTATTGATGAACTCGCCACCGATAATCCTGAAACGTGTTGCGTTGATGACTGAGCAGCCCTGACGACGGTTGTTATCCGAAACAACAGACAGCAGCCTGCCACCAGCGCCACCATAAACAATAAACCCGTCACCCCAACATTTGGTTGCCTTGGTGTACTGAGCGACAAAGCGGTCAGCCCCCGGCTGGATATCAACGCCGTGACCCCACTCCCCGGTGGTTGTCGTGTGCGTGTCCACGTCACCAAGGATGATGCCACCCAACAGAGCACAGTCGGCTGCCGTCACCTGAATAATGGAATAGTGGTCTGAGCCATTGGGAATCGCTTTGACCACAACACCATTCTCAAAAATGAGTCGTGTCCCTACTCTGTTGAGCATGATTCCGACTTGCTGCCCCCCAGCACCAGCGTTGGCTATGGCATTGATAAGCAGCGTTGCGTTTCCTGCAGGATTCTGTGTGAACTTGATATCACGTCCCGGAAACGCAGAAATCAGATTGTTGACAGCGGTAGTGTCGTCCACGCTTCCATTCAGCAGGACACCATGATCGCGGGCGAGAACAACGTCAGCGTCCTTGACCTGTTTAACCGCTAGGAGTGCATCAACCTCTGCCTTAGTATATCTATTAGTCAGTCCGCTATTGACGCTGGATGCCTGTGCGTCAATCTTGTTGAACGCATCGTTGATATCACCGCGCCATGTTGGCCGATCATTGTCAGCGAAAATAGGAAGATCGAGAGTTGGTGTCTGCGTTGACGATCCCATGACTAACTCTTTTGCGATTGTGGCAGGTTATTGATTTGTGTCTGTAGATCGTTGAGCACTCCCTGTATCCTACCGAACTCGGCATCAATCTTATACATGGCGTCGTTGAAATCTCCTAGCCACGACGGCTTGTCATCATCAATGAAAATTGGCAATTGCTTATTGGGTGTACGGTTGGTTGCGCCCATCACAGTCTCCTATGGCATTACGTCGTTGAACGTTGGGTAGGTCACACCCAAGTCGAAGTGTCGGGCGCTGTATCCGATCCCGTCATAGGTTGCCGCTGTCATGTTCAAATCGTCATACTGTTTGGCAAAGTATGCATAGATGCGAACGTTATCATAGACTCGTGAGACGACGGTAGACAATCCCTCTGTACGCGTGCCGTTGGTTGGGTCAAATGCGATTGACTCGTCATGCGAACCGATAATCAGGGCTTCTAGTCGCGCAATCTCTGAGTCAATATATGTTTTCATGGCCGCGAGGTCTGCTTGCACCTCGGCATCCTGAGCCGTCAGAGCGTCGTTGACTTCCGTGATAATTGTATTGAGCCTGCATGATAGATCGTTGAGGATTGTCAGGTATGTTGCGTTATCCCTGTAGGTGAATGGTGTGACCTGATTGACAGGGCCATACCTATATCCACCGTTATAGGGACCCAATCCAACCATAGGTCCAGCCATAATACATTTCACCTCCGGCGAACTCGTCACCATTATCCCAAAGACTCATAAAGAGTGATTCCAAATCGGCAATGATATTCATATCAATGTTGAGAATTGACTGCCTATACTGCATGAGCAATGCTGCCTGATGTCCTTGTGAGCCTTTGACTGTGCGAGCCGTGTTGCCGTCCGTCGTCCCGTTCTGCGAGCCGTCCGTGATCGTTGACCCACTCCCCGTCGTGTTGGTGATGCTGTCCGCTGCACTCGTCGCATAGTCCTCATCACCCGACAGGTGAACCTGCGGCGTATCCGATGTCACGGCGCGTGACTTCGCATCACTCTCGGTTGAGTTGGTGCCTGTTTGGTTTGTCGTCGTGTCGTTGGTGGAATGAATGTTGGCTATGTCGGTGTAGTCCATTGTTGCTAGCGGGTCCAACTCAATAAGCGACTCATAGAGTTGGTTGTAGTAAGGCATGATTTCCCACATTTTACGGTTCATCGCAAACTGAAAAATCTGGATCGTCTCTTGCCCAATCTCATACAGCCAATAGTGGTTGATGATTTTGATTTCAAGCCCCTGACGATACGCCTCATCAAATATCGGATACTTGTTATTCGGGTCGAACACGGGTAGTTCTGACTCAACAATCTCCCCGAGCGTAATTGTAAAAGTGCTCATTGCTTCACCGGATTCACACCATCAAGCGCTGCCCTAACAAAACAGTCTTTGGCTTCCAAAAGTTTTCGTAGTCCTGCGCTTTTCTCCGCTGAGTCTTTGAGACTCACATCCATGACATCGGCCAATGATGCACACATGTATGAGATATCACGTAAGTCACCAGTAGTCAGATGCTCATACTCAAAATAGCGCATGATAGTGTTCACGTCTCACCGACCAAGGGGTTTTCGCTCATTTGGATTTCCTGCACAATGTTGTCAATGTCAACATTCCAATGAACCTGCACAGCCAAATTGTATTTCGCATTGATTTGTTCACATGCCAAACGTCGTGAGTCCAATGCAATATTGCGAGCCATGAGCACCTGAGAGTTGTTCGCACTTACCTCGGAGACAACCAACCGCTCCCGTTTATCTTGATTGGCATTGTTGATGCCAAACATTGTCATGCATTCATTCCACATTTTCGACTTAACCAATTGCAGATTTACTACTGCATCGGGATGCATGTTAAAATCGAATAACGAGAACTGGTTAGCAATGGCATCCCCCAACGTCGGTGTCCCGACGATAACGGGCTGCCCTTCCTGTACCTGCCTGAACGCATTGAGCACAGACTGTTTTTGGTTGTCGTCCGCTATCAGCACAAACGGATGACGCTGTGCGAGAATATCAATCTCAATCGTCCGGTCCAACTCAGCAAACCGTGTCGAGAAAATCGAGACAATATCCCAATCAGGTACCCGCAGATAGTTAGCCCAAATAGGAACACAGTCGGTAGCCTTGAGAGTCTTATTGACCATCGTGTTACCAATGACCGTGAACGTCGTCGGGTTGTCATACATATTGATCTTGCCGGTACCACTGGCCCGCAGAGCCATGTAGCGCTCGAAATCCTCATCCCAATAGAACACGGACAGTGCACGGTGGAACAGGGTCAACTCTAGGAATCGTAGGTCGATGCTGTCAGGGAGTCCTACCCACTTGAAACGAGCACATGCTATCTCCGTCAGCAATCGCAGATACATACGTTCCTGTATGGCTTTGCGATTACGGTTCGGATTGTTCCTGAAAGTATCGTACATACTTCCAACGTAGTCATTGCGGTTTTGTTTGCTCACGGTAGGGTCACCCCCGGCAACGGTTGGTTCGTCGCCAAATCTACAGTACCTATTTTCGTTGGGTCATTCCAGACCGTGACACCTTTTTCAAAAATGCCACGAATCGTCTGCCGGAATGACTCAGGACACGTTGAACTAGTAATATATGTTTCGCGTAGTTTCCAATACGTGAACGTGTCCATGACCTGATACGTGGATGGCATCACAGTGAAACGGTTTATTGCGTAACCATATCTTAGCCAAAACTCCCCAATGAGAGCCATTGCTGCGGGCTGCAAAGTCTTTAGACGCGCAAAGATTCCCCACTTGTATACAGCCAAGTTGAATGCGTCGCCGCCCACCTGACCGGACGTTGTGGGTTGGATCATTTTAGCGTCCTGCACTTTGGCATTGATCGCCGCTATTGCGGTTTGGTAGTCCCCTTGTGCTGCGAAATTGCCATAGTTGTAGTTGCTGTCCCGAACCTGTTTACCGGCTGCCACGTTGGCACCGACACGTTGCTGTGTCTGCCCTGCGTCAATGGCTGCCTGCCCTGCTGTCTGCCCTGACTCAATGGCATATCGGGCCATTGCGTTACCAACGTCTACCGCTCCACCAATAGCATTTTTGATCGGGTCAGTGGATGCCGCTCCCGCTGCCATGCTCACAATACCGTTGGCAGCGCCCAACATGGCGCGCTGCCGTTGGATATCCATTGCGAGTTGTGATGACTGCGTTATTTTCTGTTGGTCCAATGCGGCAATGTCCTGCTGCAAATTGAGACCCGCACTCGTATTGTTGTAGCCAAGGGTTGTGCCTTGAATTGCTTTTTGTTGTGACCAGTCGGCAGCCGTGTGTTGGTAGGCTATCCCGTTACGGTTCGATGCCATGTAAGAGATATACCCATTATTGACAATGCTGAATGTAGGTAGGTCGAATATGCCTGTAGCCATATCAAGAAACTCACCACTATAGGTATTAGTGACATCATAGCCTTTAGCCATGTTATAGCCAAGACACATGAACGCGATGCGCGGTGAGGGTGGTGCAAGATGCATCATCTGTAGCACGGACAAGTCAGAGTTGGGAATGCACTCGGGTTTCAGAATGATCGGGTTACCCGAGAATGACGTCAACTCGACAAGCGTGTACGGATAGGTGAGGAACTTTTTCAGTAACGCATACCGCCCTAGTGCTACTACATTTCGGAAGTTAGGCGCGAGGGTGATGCTTTGGTCAGGTGGTTTCCAACCATTGAGAATATAGGCTGTCCCGTCAGGCGATGATGGGTCGAACACAAACGGGTCATTAAGCATTTCACTGGTAGCGAATGGTGGAATGGCCGTAATCGACACAATGCCCTGTGTGATCCACGGCTTGTCAGCCATATAGGAAATGAAATGGTAGAAGTCCTTAGGATGCACGAAATAATACATTTCGCACCCATTGGGCAGGAACTCGAAATTTGACCCGTTCGCTGTCACCAGCACGGGTGCCGTCATATCCCCGTAGGGTGGCTGTAACGACACCGTAGATGTGACCAGCACGGCATAACCAATTTCGGTCACACCAGCCATTGATGATGCAATCTCATGCTCATACAGAGCGGAAATGACATACTCGTTGCCACAGTCCAGACCCTCAGGGACCGTCAAGTATGTGCGCCCGTTGTCATCAAAGTTGTTTTGGTTTGCAATGCCAATATGACCCCTCTCAACAAAACAGTTACCCATGTGAACGTCCCGACAGAATGTCTGCCAAACGTCTAGTTGCACAATGAGTTCTGTTGTGTTCGGCGCAATGTACCGGACGTCCTGAATGAAATAGTAGAACGTCCGTGCCGTATCCAACCCGTTCGGGAGCACAGGCTGAGCCGCGTTGGTGGCTCTGAGGTAGTTGAACCTATAGCACGCATTGAACGGTAAGTTCACACGCACCGGATTACCGGGACGCGCATACGTCATATTGTTGAACGTGAACGTTGGGGTTTCTTGACTTGTCAAATATGCATCAAGGGCTGCCTGTGTAGGGAAATACACAAGGTCACGATAGTCAGAGTTCCACGGAACATTAGACAACCGAATAGTTGTGCCGGGAGTCCATACAGCGTAGTTGAAATCAAGCCCAAACGTTGATCCGTCCGGCAAGTCATATATCTGGTTTGGGCTCATTCCATATCAACTCACGTTACAGGTTCCGTCCATGCCGCACCCCACGTCTCTACCCCGATCAGACCATCCACTCCCAAACCTTTTTCTTTTTGGAAATCTGCTGCGACACCCTCAGTCTCGGTGCCGTACAATCCGTCAACGGCAATAGACCATCCTCGCTCAGCCATTCGGTCCTGCCAGTCAGCAAGATCATCTCTATCGGCTTGCGAGTAGTAGCCACTGTGCGACTCAGCCGGACCCTCTGCGGGTCCAAAATAGTGCCCTGAGGGTAACGGAAATGTTGGTGCAGTTTCTGTATGCACGGGTGGTGGTACAGGTGTCGATGCCGCACCATTGTTGAACGTTCCCACCAAAACTTGTGAGTACAGTGCGTCACCGGGACACGCGGTTGCTATATGATCCCGATGACCGTTGACCGCATTACCTGCACCCCATGACCGAATAAGGTTACATGCCTCCTGTAGTCCCGCAATCAACTCGGGAGGCTGCGGGTCCCCTTCACCCACCAACGCGCACACGGCATACCAATATTTATTTGCCTCAGTCGTGCCGTTGGCTGCACTACCGTTGCCGCGTCCTCGTCCTTCAAAGATAACGCCATGAACGCACACACAAAGATTGTATGCTATATCTGACCATTGATTGACGTCCATATGCTGATTTTGAATTGAACGCATCAGGTCATCACACGTTGAGTGTTGACGGGTCCCCATTGTGGGACCCTCCCAATGGATCGTTGTCCCATACGGCGCACTGGACAGTGTGTTGTACGCGCCTTGTTTCGGTCTGGCACCCCATGATGCCCTAGTTACCATTGTCATTTTCTATATCCCGTCTGTCTCAGATGCTCCCGCTACCAAGACAG